ACATGGATTCTTATGAGAATCTAATGTACGACTTCTCCGTTAACACTGATAAGTACGTCATCCTTGAAGACAAAGATGTCTTGCACATTACCGGGTTTAGCCACAACGGCGTAACCGGCATTGGATTGCTGAACATCGGCCAAGATCTTTTTAGCATCGGCAAACGATCGCAAACCTACGTTGATACGCAACTAGGCAAGGGGTTCCGAGGCAAGCTGTTTATCGAAGCACCTGCCGGGATGTTCCGCGAAGAGTCAAAAGCTAGAGAGTTCCTTCAGCACTTCAACGAAACCGAGGCTGGTGCTGATAACGCTGGTAAGGCGGCGATGCTGCGAGAAGGCATGAAAGTCAACGCAGTAAGCGTAACGAACCAGGACTCGCAGTTTATTGAGTTGCAGAAGTTTACTCGTCAAGACGTTGGGATGCTGTTTGGAATCGAAGCAATGCCAGGAGATCCAGACGGTTCAAGCTATAACGGGCATGAGCAGAAAAACCTAGCTTACTTGGTTGCACTTGATCGATGGCTAGTAAAATTTGAAGAGCAGTGCGACATGAAGTTGTTGACTCAGTCGCAAAAGACTCGACGGAGTCACTTCCATAAGTTCAACCGCGCATCAATTCACCGAACTGATTTGCAAACGACGACCAGCTCACTGGCATTGCTTGTAACGCACAGAATCATGTCTCCAAACGAAGCTCGGGCGAAGCTGGACCTGAATCCTTACGAAGGTGGCGACGAGTTTGCTAATCCAGCAATCACCCCTGGGGCTCCGCAGCAAGACGACTCAGAATCTGACGCATCGCCAGGAGAAGACGAAACCAGCGAAGATGACGCATCGGAAGATGCTCAAGAGGAGCAAACGCAATCTTCGGCGATCGCTAGTCGCGCCGTGGAAGAAACAATTCGCAGTCTAATCAAGACCGAAGCGAATAACGCAATCGCAGGCGCAAAGTCCAAGAACTTCGGTGTCTGGATCAATAAGAACTATCCGAAGTGGGAATCAAAGCTGGCTGAAAAGCTAGAGGCACTAGGACTTGATCGCGACCTTGCAACTAAACATTGCCACGAAAGCGTTCAAGCTTTGTGCGGAATTGCCCTAAAAGAAACAGGCGACTTGCCGAAGGCTATTGCGGCCGAGGTGTCTACTTGGACAGATCGAACATTCAACCTGATGGGAATCAATAAATGATTGCAATCAACAAGGCTAAAAACGAATTGTTTGTAGACGGGGTTATCGGAGCGGACTGGACTGGCGAAGGAATCACCGCCATGTCCGTTTCCGATGCTCTTGAGAGCCTAGATGGCGGAAGGGCAACGGTGCGGATTAACTCCCCTGGCGGTTCGGCCGACGAGGGCATAGCTATTTACAACACGCTAAAACGCTATGCTGGCGGTGTAGACACGATCAATGAGGCATTAGCGGCGTCTGCTGCATCAGTCATTTTTCTGGCGGGAGAAACGCGAACAATGTCCGCAGGATCCAGGCTGATGATCCATCGCGCATTGACGATCGAAATCGGAAATGCCGACAGAATGCGTAAAACCGCTGATGTCCTCGAAGCGTATGACAAGTCGCTTATCGAAATATATTCGCAATACATGGACGACGCCGAAGAAGAAATCATGTCTCTGCTCTCGGCTGAGACATGGTACTCGGCAGAAAACGCAGTTTCGGCAGGTTTGGCTACTGCTAAGACTGAAAAGAAGTCTAAAGCTAAGGCTGCAATGGCCGCATGGTTCAAGAATCCGCCTGAAGATATTGCCATCCAGTCTTATCGCCGCGACCTCGTAAAATCGAGGTTGGCGTTCGCAAACTTGACAACTGCGAAAAACAAATAATAATGCTGGAGCGTTGAGCAAAAGTCTCGCGCAATTTTGTCGAGGATTTCAAGTCCGTGATTATTGGCTTGGTTCCTGACTGTGAATCGTTTTGTTTCGTTTCCCAGTCGGTTATCAGGCTATTTTCATGCCTGTGCCGATGTTTACACAGGATTTTGACATGAAATCACCAATTGAATTGAGCAAGGAAATTCAAGCCTTGCAAGCCAAGGTCGAAGCTATTCAGTCGCTCGCCGCTGAAGAAAGCCGCGAGTTCACCGCTGAAGAAACCGCCGAAATCGATGGCATCATCGACAAGCAAATCCCAAAGCTTTCCGACGATCTCCGTCGTGCCGAGAAGGTGCAAAACTTTGTTGCCGCCAAGGTAGCAAAGATCGAATCTCCAGAGGCTGAAAAGCCACAGGCCAAGATTCCCGCACAGGCTCGAGCGTATCGCAAGCTTGAAGCATTCAAGAGCGAATACGATGCCTACGCATCCGGCCAGTTCGTCTTGGCGAACCTCTTCAACAACGCCAAGGCAAAGCAATTCTGTGCCGACAACGGTATCCGAAATGCGATGTCGACTGGCGACAACACGCTTGGCGGTTTTTTGGTTCCAGAACCAATGGAAGCAGCGATCATCGAACTGCGAGAGCAATACGGTGTTGCCCGTCAAAACAGTCGCGTCTGGCCGATGGCTGACAGCGTTACCATCGTTCCTAAGCTTGCTGGCGAAGTTACTGGCTACTACGTCGGTGAAGGCGCAACGATCACCGCTTCGGACATGACCGTTCAACAGGTCAAACTGGACGCCAAGAAACTGGCAGCAATGGTTGTCGTATCCTCCGAGTTGTCGGAAGATTCGGTAATCAGCGTTGCTGAAATGGTTTCGCGATCCGTTGCCTACACGATGTCCGTTAAAGAGGACGAAGCACTGTTCCTCGGTGACGGAACCTCGACCTACGGTGGTATCGTCGGTCTCGCTGGAGCCCTTGCTGCTGGATCGCTCGTTACAGCGACCAGCAACCAAACCTTCTCCGCTTTGACGTTCGCCAACTTCGAGTCGGTTGTCGGTGCTTGCAAGATGTACAGCGGCATTCAGCCAAAATGGTACATCAGCAACGCTGGATGGGCTGCATCGATGCAACGCCTCGCCAACGCCGCTGGTGGCGTGACCATGGCTGAACTTGCTGGTGGCATGAGCCGAAGCTTCCTGGGCTACCCAGTCGTTGTTTCGCAAGTCTTGACCAGCGCGTTGACCGGAACCACCGGCCTTCGAGCATGCTACTTTGGAGACCTAGCGATGGGATCCTACTTAGGAACCCGTCGGGGCATTTCGATTGCTTTGGATTCAAGCCGATACTTCGAGCTGGACCAAGTCGCGATCAAGGCTACCCAGCGGTTTGACATCAATGTTCACGATCGCGGAACCGCGTCCGCTTCCGGCGGCATCATCGGTCTCGTCTTCGGCTGATCCTAACCGCTTCCTCCGAGCGGTTCTGCTGCCGCTGGATTCGTCTGGCGGCAGCTTTTTGACTCACAACAATTTTGAAACAGGAATCTAAATATGAAGAATTTGCAATCAGTCAAGCGAAACGTAATGCTTGCACCGATCACGGCTGCGACCACCGCCAGGACTGCGAACCTTGATTGTGCTGGTGCTGACTACGCTACAATTGAGATTGTCCTCGGTGCAGAACTCAATACGAATAGCACTAATGTCGCTGTTCGTTTGCTCGAGTCGGATAATACGACCGCTTCCAACTTCGCTACGTTCAACTCGGCGTTCAATCGAACGCTCGACAACACGGCAGCAATGGTTGCAGCGTTTAACGTCGATTTGAAGGCTCGCAAGCGTTATTTGCGAATCGAGGTGACTCCCGATACGACAACCAACGGTGCTGTTCTTTCTGCGGTTGTCGGAAACCTCGATCTTGAGATCGTAAACAGCGCAAACAGCAGCAATGCTGACGTTGTAGTTGTTGGCTAGTCTTAAACTGCTCGGAGGAAGAGATGGTTGAGGAAAGTAAGCAAATTAAGGTCAAAGCATTGATGACCGCACCACGGTATGAAAATACTTGGTGCAGAAATCAAATTGAAGCAGTGCTGAAACACATGAAAATCACGTTCGAGATTTCTCTCGGCGTGTATTATGGTCAGTGCATGCAAATGATGATGGAAAGTTCAGTTGCAGAAACTGACTACTTGATCACCATCGACGGCGATACATGCTTCAAGCCAAGTCAGTTGCAGCGTTTGCTAAACATCGCTGTCCAAGAGGACATGGATGCTTTAGCCGGAATGCAAATTCGCAGAGGCAAAAAGTCGATGCTGGGTGCTGTTCTCGGCGCTGATACAACGACCTGCAAATGGTCTGGCTATCCAATAAAAGTCGATACGGCCCACTTTGGTCTGACCGTGATCAACTCGCGGAAGCTTGAGCAGGTGCAAAAGCCATGGTTTTTCTGCCAACCCGACAAGGATGGCAAGTGGAGCGATGGCAAGATAGATTCCGATGTTTGGTTTTGGTTGCAGTGGCAAAAGGCTGGTAACAACGTGTTTATCGATCCAGATTGTCGACTTGGTCATGTCGAGGAAATGGTAACGATCTACAACGAAAATTACGAGCCAGTTCACATGTACCCAAAAGAATGGATCGAACACGATGTTGATACGACTTTTGAAGATGTGGCACCGCAAGGAGAAGGCATCAGTTGTTGATGTCACTCCAGGCGTTGCTGATTACTTGATACGGGCAGGCATTGGTGAATCTTATGATGAAAATCCAAGCAGAACTAGTAACGGGGCCGACAGCGGAACCGTTGAGCCTGTCCGAGGTAAAAAAGCATCTCGAAATAGCAACCAGCGATACGGTGCATGACGCGCATCTGTCGTCGCTGATCAGCGAAGCCAGGGAGCAATGGGAATCAGATACTGACTCGGTGACATGCTACCAAACTTACAAGGTTCGGATTGAAGGTCTTCGAGATAAGTTTCGGCTACCTAAAGGCCCGATTCAGTCAATCACATCGATCACCTACTTTGATGGCAACAACGCATCGCAGACGCTTTCAACCTCTCTCTACCAGTTGCATATCGACGAGTTCAGGATCGCTTATCAGCAAATCTTGCCGACGACCGCAGCTCGCTGGGACGCATGGACGATCAATTACCGATGCGGCTATTCGCAGGATGCCACGCTCGTGCCGGCAATCGCCAAGCGCGCCATGCTGCTGTTAGTCGGCCATTACTTTGAGAATCGCGACATGCTCATGTCTGACGCGATCCAAACCATGAAACCCTACGAGGCTTTGGTGATCCGATACATGCGGAGTAGCTACCCATGAGTTTAGGGCGACCAAAGCGATTTGATGTTGGTGCTATGCGGCATCGTTGCACAATCGAAACGCCTACGGAAACGCAGGATTCGTTTGGGCAACCAGTCGTGACTTGGTCGAACTTCTTGGTCGACGAGCCTTGCCAGTTTCTTCCGGTAGGAGGAAGCGAGCCAATGCGAGGCAGACAGATCGAGGAAAAGGCCAAGGCGATATTCCGCATTCGGTACAGGTCTGGCTACACGCAGTCCATGCGAATACTGTTCGACGGCGACTACTACGGAATCCTGCGAATCGACAAGATCGACGGTTTGCGAAGATACCTGGAGGTAACGACGACGACATGAAAATTGGCATGGATATTGAACTGAACGAAAAGCTTTTGCGTGGCATTGAAACGATGCATTTGCAATTGCAAAAAACATCAATGCCGCCAGTGCTGAAAGCTTTGGCTGAACCGATCCAGGATCGAGCCAAGGAAATTGCTCCAAGTTCGATTAAGACTGGAACGAGGCAACTTTGGGGCAAGAATGTAACTAGAACATTCAATCCAAATTTGATGCGAAAGCATAGTTCTGGTCGATACGTCAGCTACAAAAACTTGCTTAAATCGGATATTGGGCCAATGGTCATCATCGGTCCAAAGTATCCCGAAGGTAACAAGCAGAACTTCAACAACTCCCCAGACGGTCGCGTCGTATACTACTGGGGGCGCAGAGACAAGAATGGAAAGATTCGACCTGGAGACAACCCGCGATTCATCGACAAGGCTAGAGACGAAATGCTTTCCATTGCGATTGGCAATTTCTCTGCCGAACTGGAACGACAATTAGAACAACTGTTTGAGAGGATGTGACATGGCGAAGAATCTTAGAGTTCAAACTGTTACAATCGCATCGTC